CCATGCCTATGAGCGTCGTTCCATACCTAATGTCCTATACAAGGGGCGTATTGAAGGTATGTGTGTTTGGTTTCTTGATTATTGTCGTGCTTGGATTAAGAAGCAAGATTTTCTTCGGGAAGCTAACGCATCTAGTTTTGTTGAACCTTTTTTGCGCTCTCTGGAGGAGAAGAAAGAGTTTGTTCTCCCGGAAGATGTTGTGTTGGAAGAGCTTGATGAATCAGAATTGGCTGATCTTGCTTATCAAGGTTTTGTTGAAAAGTTTTCTGATGTTGATTATGATTTTGCTCAATTTCTTGGAGACCCCATTCCAATTGAGGAATCTAAAGAGTGTTTTCGATCACAAGCAAATGTTTTGGGTACTGCTCTTGCACCTGCTTATTGTTTTCGGGCATATTTGCATTGTAAGATTGATGATGCTCTTACTTTTTTGGATGACACTCGAGTTCATTCGCAACGTTTGGCTGGCATTTGTGCTAGACTTTCAGAGTGTGCTATTGTTATGAGTGCAACCAAGTCTGCAGGTTTTGAAATAGTTTTTAGTCCAACCAGATGGCTTGTCTTATTACTTTTGGCATTTATTTACTTTTCACCTTTTGGTCGTTTTTTAACATGGACCATAGTTGGTGTTTGTCCTTTTTTACGTTGGAAGAACTTCGGATTTATTCTCGCAAGGCTATATACTCAACAGCGCCTTGATAAGCTTCAAAGTGACAAGTCAGTTTGTATTCGTCAGTTGTTGTACTATGTAGGGTGGAACACTTTTGGACAAACAATTTCTACTCATAGAGGAGATTTTATAATTCTTGCTATGTTTGGTTTGTCGGGTGTTATTTTCTCATGGTATAAGACCATTGGAGGTGGCTCAAAATTATCTTCTGAAGCATACATTTCTGATTTTGTTAATCCTGATGATGCAAATGAACGCATCAATGAATTGGAAGGAGCTGGCTTCCTTGAAGTTATGAAAAACACACGTGCTGTTGACGTACCGGCCAAACATTTTCCTTATGGCAACACTATTGCCTGCAATTTAGATTTTGGCGTGCACAAAGGAGAGCCTTTGGAATTGTTTAAAGCAATTATGTGCAATGTCATGTCTATAAAGATTTGTGGCTTATCTACTGCCAGAGGTGTTAGAGAAGATAGAGTTCTTAAAGCATTCCTGTTTGGCATTGAAGGGAATTATGCCGTCATTAATACTCACCTTATAAGTGAAATGGAGAATATTGTGATTCATATTTCCTTGTCTGGAGATTGGGATAAGAGTCCCTCAGATGCTCAGCAATTGCAGCTTTTTCCCCATTGCATTGAACATTTGGGAGGGGATGTTTCTGTTATTTCCATTGGACGTAGTTTTAGGCGTAAGACGTGTCATCTGATCGATGGTGATTGTCCTAAAGCAATGTCGGGCGTTCTTAGAGATCATCCTATTCGTATTGTTCCCAAGGGTCGTGGTTTTTCCACGGATCCGCGCACTGGTAAGGTTGATTTGCAAGAGATGCTTGAATATAAGTACGAGCATTTTGATGGTTTATGTGGTTATCCTATAGTAGCTGAAGTTGGTGATAAATCATGTGCAGTCATCGGCATACATGCGGCTGGAGGGGTTTCTTGTCCTACCACAGCAGTTGCTGTGCGCCTACAAAAAAGTAAGATTGAGAAAGCCATTGAGACATTGAAAGCTAGAGCACGATTGTTACCTTTGAATTCGCAAGGTGCATATATTATGCCTAGAACTTTGCCTTCTCGCAAGTCTCCCTTTAGGCAAGAATATTTTCCTAATATCCAGTGTATTGGCACCTTGCCAGGTTCTGTTCAGATTAAGAAGTTTTCGAAGCTTGTCAAGTCTGGATACGGTGAAAGTATGCGTGGATTGTTACACAAGGAACTGGATTTTATTCCGACTTTGATTTATGCTGCACCTCCGCTGATGCCTTTCAAGAAAGATGGTGTGTATATTGCGCCTCAGAATAACGCCCTTCGAAAGATGGACATTCCTGTGCCTTTGTACGATTCGGATGTGCTTGATGTTGTTGTGAGGCGCTTTACTAGATATATTATTGAAGGCCTTATATCCAAAGGAGTGCATTTTTTGAGTCCCTTGAGGGTCAAAGATGCGGTTAACGGCACTGAAGATAATCCCTTTTGTAGGAGAGTCAATGCTTCCACGAGTGGTGCTTTTGGTTATCCCGGCAAGAAGGAGAAATATCTTCCGCTGGTAGGAGACACCACACGTGAGCCTGTTGGCCCACTTAAGGATAAAATTGATCAAGAATTGAGAAATTATGGGTTTGGAGAGACTAACCAATACATTTTTAATGTGCAATTCAAGGATGAGCCCCGTGAGATTAGCAAATGTGAGGCTGGAAAGACGCGAC